TGGGTTGGAAGGAAGATTGGAAGGGACAATCATTAATAATTGGCAAACAGGAGAATTTCCGGAGCATTTGGATTGTATTTACGGGATAGACTGGGGATTTAAAGACCCTATGACCTGTACAAGGGTTGCAATTGAGGCCAATACTTTATACGCTGAAGAGATTATTTATAAATCGGGGCTATCTCCTGATAATATTGTCGATATTCTTTCTGAGAAAGTACCAAAAGGAGCTTTGTTAGTTGCTGATAATGCCGACCCAACAATGATTATTCACCTAAAAAAAGCAGGGTTTAACATAATGCCTTGCCTTAGTAAAGACAAAGTTTCTGTGGGTGTCAGGCACTTGAGCAAATACAAGATTATTCCAACAAAGGAAAGTGAAAACATAATCAACGAATTAAATTCGTATGTTTGGTTAGATAAGAAGGGAGAAGTTCCAATCGACAACTTCAACCACTCGATTGATGGAATAAGATATGTCGAAAAATTGATAAGATTAAAAAGAGGATAGATTTTTTTTATAAATTTACTAATATGGGTTTCAACATTTTCGATTCAAAAGTAAAAGAAGCATTAAACAATGGGGGCGGTTTTATCTCGCTTTCTGACATTAACGGCTATCAAAATATTTCCGACGGGCAATTGTACAAAGAAGGGTGGTTGAGTAATGAGGACGTAATGTCGGTTGTTAGTCGATTGGCGAATTTAGTTTCTTCTTTGCCGATTGTTTTAATGAATGGTGACGACCCAGTTCAGGACACAGACCCGATTTTTAAGAAGTTTTACGACGAGTGGAACACTAAAAGAGGTTTAAACCCTGAATTGTATTTGTACGTTTTAAATATCCTTATTTACGGACGTGCTTATATTTATAAAGAAGTTCCAGTCGGTATGCCGTCAAGTTCTGAGCTTTGGACTTTAAACAGTAGAAGCGTTACTCCTTACGGTACTTATGATTACTTTTCAAATCCTAAATACTACCAATTAAACACAGGGAATAAAACAATTAACATTAATCCTGATGAGATAATCGAGATTAATAATTATTCACTTGAACAGAGCTATGAAACGGAATATGTAAGCCCGCTTCAAAGTGTTTGGAAATCTGTAACAGCGGGAAACAACAGAGCAGACGCAGAAGCGGCAATGCTTGAAAATAGAGGGATTGCAGGTTTTATCGCGCCTAAATCTTCAAGCGGTGATGCTTCGTTGATTGGGTTCATGGATAGCACGATGAAAGCTATACGCGAAAAGTTTTCTTCATTGGTTGGAGGTGCTAAAAAATTCAATAAAGTTGAGGTAATCGAGCAGGCTTCAGAATTTGTTCAAATCGGAATGAGTTCTCAGGATTTGGAGTTGGTAAAATCAAGGCTTAACCATATTAGAAGCATTTGTAACGTTTACAACGTGCCATCGTTATTATTTAACGACTACCAATCAAGAACCCATGCGAATTACGGAGAGGCAATGAAAGCAATTTACAACGATGCTGTTTTACCTTTATTTGACAAATGGAACGCAGCTTTTCAAAAGGATTTCTTAAACGATATTAACGAGAAAAGCGGCGCAAATTACTACGTTAAAGTTGATAAATCAGAAATTGAAGCGTTAAACAAATCAGTTATTGAAGTGTTAAAGTCTTTACCTCAAAACCTTTCGTCAAGAATGGTTGAGCAATTAGACGACGCAGAAATAAGGGCGTTAATGCTTGAACTTGGAATAATTAAACAATAATTATTATGAAAAATTTTGACAAAGAGAAGCTAGACAAAATTAAAAAAATGGCTAAGAAGAAAAAGAAAGCCGCTGAAACTGGTAAAATTGTAAAGAAATGAGAGAGGAACTGAAAAAAATGTCAGAGCAAAAGAAAGAGTTAAAAGCCATTAAAAGAGCGACTCTTGAAAAGCACTCTGATATATCCAACCAAAACCCGATTAAGCTACTGGAAACTAATAAAGAGTTGCCGTCGGACACGGAAGAAATCATTTACCGAACAATTGTTGCGAACACATATTATTTCATGGACTCGCACGGGGACGTACACGTGAAAGGGTGTTTCACAAAATCAATCAAGGAAGGAAAGAGGTTTTTCTTAAAAGACCACCTTTTCCAAGTAGGGGCGAAAATTGGGGAGTTTTTAGAAACATATGAAAAGATTGTAACTTGGTCTGAATTAGGAATCGACAAAGAAGGAACAACAATTATTCTTGCTCACGATGTCGCCATCAAAAAGAGTTACGACGAAAGTGTTTTCACTCAATACAAGGAGAATAAAATCGACCAGCACTCTGTGGGTATGCAGTATATAAACGTTGAACTTGCTATGGATTTAGCAGAAGACGAGGAAGCATACAAACTCTATCACGAAATTTTCCCAAAACTAGGAAATCAAGAGTTTGCGCAGGAGTTTGGTTATTTTTGGGTTGTGTCTGAAGCAAAGCACAGAGAAACAAGCGCAGTTTTACTTGGCTCAAATCCTATTACGGGAGTTCTTGACGAGAATAAAACAGAGCAAGAGATAATGAATTTATTTGAAAAAATTGAAAATAAAGAAATTATTTATAATATTGTAAAGAACATCGAAAGCAACTATCTAAAAGAAGAGCCGTCGAAAGACACTCAGAAAGAAGAAAAGTCCGCGGAAGTCGATAAGCAATTAAATTATTTAGAAATCTTAGCAAAACACTAAAACAATGTTTAAGAAATTTTTAGAAGAAAAAGGAATCGAGGATATTACAAAATTATCCGCGGACGAGCAAGCGCAGTTGTACAATGAGTTCAACGAAGCTGAAAAAGCAAGGCTTGAAAAAATGGTAGCTGACAAAGCTTCAAAAGAAGATATCGAGGCTGTTAAAACTGAATTAGCGGAAGTAACTCAAAAGCAGTTCGAGGCGTTAAATTCAGCCTTAAAAACTCAAGGTTTAGCATTAAAGAGATTAACTTCAGAAGAAGCAAACGCTTCTAAAAACTGGCGTGAATCTTTAAAATCTGACTTAGTAGCTAAAAAAGCAGAATTAGAAGGGTTAAAAGAATCAAGAATGCTTGGTTTTCCTGTTAAAATGACTGTGAAAGCACCAGGGACAATGACTATTGCAGGAAATGTTTCAGGAGGAAATGTTCCAGTTGAAGACAGAATCGAAGGTCTTAACAGAATCCCATCAAGACAAATCAGATTATTAGACGTAATGTCGAAGCGTTCGACAATGTCAAACGTTGTTTCTTGGGTTTACCAAGCTAACCAAGACGGAACAGCGGGTCAAACTGGGGAAGGTTTAGCGAAAAATCAAATCGACTTCGATTTAGTAGTAGGTTCTGAATCAATCAAGAAAACAACCGCTTACATCAAAGTTTCGACTGAAATGTTAGACGATATCGACTTTATCCAGTCTGAAATTGAGGCTGAATTATTACAAGAGTTATTGAAAGCTGTTGAAGCTCAAGCTTACGAAGGAGACGGAACAGGAAACAACTTAAACGGAATCAGAACTGTTTCTTCAGCGTTCGCACCAGGTGCAGCATGGACAGGGCAAGTAGACAATGCAAACGTTATCGACGTTCTTGTCGCTGCTTCTGACCAAATCGAGGTTGCAGACCAACCGACGCCAGACTTCGTATTCATGCACCCAACAGACGTTAACAAATTAAAAGTTGAAAAAGTTTCTTCAACTGATAAGAGATACATTGAGCGTTTAAGCATGGTTGCTGGTGAATTATTACTTGACGGAGTAACTAGAATTGTTAAATCAACTTTAGTGACTCAAGATGAGTACTTAATCGGAAGTTTTGACAAGTCAATCTTAGCTCAAAGAGAAGGTGTAAACGTTCAAATCGGGTTAGATGGGAACGACTTCACTTTAAACACAAGAACGATTCTTGCTGAGTGGAGAGGTGCTTCAATCGTTAAGAACAACGACCGTTCAGCATTTGTTGCGGGTGTTTTCTCAACTGATATTACAGCTTTAGAAACTCCATAATTTGGAAAATAGATTAACAAGGGGGTTATTTTAACCCCCTTTTTTTATTCACTAAATAACCACTAACAATGTCAGAAGCAAAAAAGACAACGGCTAAAAAGCCAGCAGCAAAGAAAACAACCCCTAAAACTTCAAAAAAAGAAGAAATCCCAAGCGGAAAAGTAAAAGTTGAAGTAATTGAAGGGGATAAGTTCGGGAGCGATACAATTAAGAAAGGTTCAATTCTTTTTGTCAAACCTTACATCGCTGAGAATTTAATTAAAAGGAAATACGTTAAAAAAGCTTAGCTTCAATTTTGTTTTTCGTTTTTATTGATTAACTAATCGAAAGCCCTGCATTATGTGGGGCTTTTTTATTATATTATTTGTAAAGGTAAATTTTATGGCAACTTACACAGTTTCAGCAGTTGGCGCAGATTTAAAGCTGACAGAAGACGGAATCGAAAGCAAAGCAAGGATAAATCTTTTCAAAATCCAAATAGGGATTAAAGAAAACAGATTCACTTTTCTACCAAACGGAACTGTAATTGATTTCAATAACGATACGGTAACAGGCTTTGCAAACCCCGAAGCTTTAGGCGACCAAATAGGAATATGGATTAAAGAAGCAAACACGGGAACTTAAATAAATAATAATCATGGCAAAAACTTTTAGCGCACAAGGCGGGTTTTTAAAGTTTGTTGACGACAGCTTTTCACCTGACCTTTACAAGTACTTAAACTTCAACGAACTTGAAATAACTATTGATGGGGATTTCGTTGTTTTTCCTGATGGGAATAAATACGCTTACAACGACCTCGATTTAACAAACTCTTTCGCGAGTGTTTACGCTTTCGCAGACCAAATCGGAACGTGGAAAAAAGAGGCTCAATCAGGTTCGGGAAGTGGTCAAAATTTTGATTCATTAATAATTGTAACGCAAGCAAACAAGGACACAACTTTAGGCGGGACAATTGATTCAACAAAAGAATATTTTATTGATGGTCAAATAGACATGGGAACAACTCAAATTACAGTCCCTTCAACAGGGTTTAACCTAACAGGATTTAACTTTGATGTTTCAGGGCTTTATTCAACCGAGGATAATTACACAATGTTTATTTCTGACGGGGGAGGTTCTGGAAACTTTATCGGAAAAGATTACTATATCGAAGTCACGGGGGCTAACTCGCAAGTTTATGACCTTACAGACGCAACAGGTTTCAACGCTTTTGAATTTGCCCGTATAAATTATATCGACTGTACATCATTAGGAGAAATAACAGATTACCGTCAAGGACTAGAAAACGGGACGGGGCGCTTTGGTGGTTCTCCTTCGCTTACTTTATCGGG